AATGAAGAACTAACCATACAGAAAGATGAGGTGGCTTAAATGGCAACAACAAATATAGTAGATAAAGATGGTAATACTATTGCAGCATCAGATGCAACTGTGCCATCAGATAGACATTTTAGAAATGCTTGGACATTATCTGGGTCAACAATAACAGAAGATCTAGCTGAATCTAAAAAGATTTTTCAAGATAAGATTAGAGAAGTTAGAACTCCGTTATTAGCAGAAGAAGATGTAGTCTATATGAAAGCATTAGAAGCTGGAGATACTGATGCCCAAACTGCAAGTGTAGCTAAGAAAAAAGCATTAAGAGATGCACCTGCTGCAAAAGCAATCACAGATGCAGACACTATTGCTAAGTTAAAAGCAGCTTGGGATACAAGTGTGTTAGGCGATAGTCCATACGCATAGGAGTAACGGATGGCTTTAACTAAAGTAAGAACTGGTGGTCTAACAGATGATGCTGTAACTACAGATAAACTGTTTACACCTAATCTTGGCAGACGTAACATTGTTATTAATGGTGCAATGAAAGTGTCTCAGAGGGGTACTAGTGAAACAAGTATAAGTACAAGTGGATATTACACAGTAGATAGAATAAGAATTGCTAGTGGTAACACAGCAGGAAGATTTACTATGACACAAGAAAGCATTTCAGACTTGTCAGGGTTTGCAAATGCTGTAAAACTTGACTGCACTACAGCCGATACTTCTATTGCTTCAAATGAAATTGTTACTATTGGCACTAGAATTGAGGGTCAAGATTTACAACAGTTAAAAAAAGGTACATCAGATGCTGAAAAAGTAACTGTGTCTTTTTATGTAAAAGGTAATGCCTCTGCTACTTATGTTTTAGAACTTTATGACAATGATAATACAAGACAAATATCTCAATCTTTTTCAGTAACAACAAGTTGGAGCAGAGTATCTTTAACATTTGATGGTGATACTACAGGTGCTTTTGGAGATGACAATGGTTCAAGTTTAATATTACAAATTTGGCTTCATGCAGGTTCAGATTATACAAGTGGCACTTTAAGTACTTCTTGGAGTTCTGTAACAAGTGCAAATAGAGCAGTAGGTATATCTTCTTTCTTTGATAGCACAGATAGAACATTTTTTATCACTGGCTTACAGATGGAAGTAGGTTCTGTGGCTACTCCTTTTGAACATAGGTCCTTTGGAGAAGAACTAGCTTCGTGTCAAAGGTATTATCAAAAATCTTATGCAGATAATGTAGCTCCTAGTACAGTGACAAATAATGGTGCATTTTGGACTAATATTATTCGTAATGCTTCTAATCAAAACTATT